AGAGTTAGATGTTAGTGATGGAACAAATGGACAGTTACTTTCTACGGATGGTTCTGGAAATTTAAGTTTTGTTGATTCGGATTTAACAGTTGGTGGTGATTTATCAGGTACGTTAAGTAATGCACAGATAGTTGCTAATTCAGTTGGTATCAATGAACTTAATTTAGTGGATGGCACATCAGGTCAAGTATTAACGACAGATGGTTCTGGTGGAATAAGTTTTAAAACTGTTTTTACCGAAACTACTGTTACTCCAACCGCTAATCAAACAATATTTCCAATAGTATATGAAGTAGGTAGAATTTGTGTATATTTAAATGGTGTTAAGTTAGTAGGTGGTGGTTTAGACTATACTGCTAGTAATGGTACAGACGTTACCCTTACTGCTGGTGTTAATACAACTGATACAGTCGAGTTCCATACATTTTTATAAAAATTAATTTAAAATAATCTGCTATTTGAGATAGTCGATTTTATAAATATATTATAATGCAATAAAGAGGAGAGAAATGTCAGAGTTTATTTTAAATGACCAAGATGTAAATGCGAATGATAAGTACTTGTCTGATAAACACCCACTTAAATCACTTTTTAGTATAAAGCAGTGTTGGACAACCCCTATTGGAGAGATAGATATAAATCTTCCAGAGGATATGCGAATAGCATTGATTGAGTATATTGCATCAAAGGGTTACTGTACAACAATGGGAACTCATAAGAGAACTCAAACTAGAGAGTTTGAAGAAAATCATTATAATCTTTTTGATGAGAAAGATAATAACGAACATATAAAAAAGTTTGAGGAATATTCTTCTGAATTGATTAGGTATTATATTGCCAATGGTTATAATATTGGGAATGTAGAAACCTTTGATATTGATGCTAGAGCATTTGGTAATATGCAAACAGCGGGAAGAAGAACTTATCCGCATTATCATCATGGGTTTGATGGAGTTATGATATGCTATCTTACAGTAGGAAGTGAATTTGTATTAACGACAGATTTAGAAGGTACAGATGATACGCAATTAGTTGTATCGCCTGGTTCTAGTATTTGTCGAATACCACAAACCGAATTAAAAAAAATAGAAGATACTTCAAATGAAGTAAAAGCAGATTATGGTAGTTTTGAGTTAAAGGTACAGGATATGCCGTGTGAGGGTGATGGTACTATGTTACTCCAAGACCCACGGCCTGCGATTAATTATCCTTATAATAATAAAGCTCAAGACTATCAACCGAAAGTTGGGAGATGTGTTTTTCACCCAGCATATATTTGGCATGAGTCCAACACCTATAACACTAAGGGTGTTCGGGCAGCAGTTGTAGTTAACTACCGTGTGCTTACACACAATAATAGTGGATTAGTAAGACCTTTATCAAAACCCGAATAGTAGTAAATACATTTATATTATAACCTATATATAGAAATATTATAAATTTTAATCTTATAAGAGGAAAAAGAAATGACTATTGCACGACAAATCGCTGACCTAATTGATACAGGTGGAGATGTTAAATTAAGTAACTTGGATAATGTTCCGCCTAGTGATTGGAATACTCTTTTGAATAGACCAGATCATGCGAATACAGATACACGAAATGCAAGCAACATCACTTCTGGTACTTTGTCCCAAGCTCGTATGGGTTCTGGAACAACGAATAGTTCAACATACTTGCGTGGTGATGGTACATGGACTGCTGCTTGTCAAACTACAGTTTATACAAATTGTAATAACACAAGTGGAAACTGTACAAACCATGCGAATTGTGCCACAGCTGGTAGTTCTTATACCAACTGTAACTTTTCAACATCTAAAGTAAATCAAATTAATGCATTTAATTGTGCTTGCGATTGTGCTTGCGCTTGTAACTGTTAATAAAGAGACACTAATTTTTTAATGACACTAATAATAAAGGAGTAATAAAAAAATGTTTAGAAAAATGTATGACAGTCTCTCTATGCCAGTTCACGTTGAATTATTGGTATCAGATGATAATATCTGTCTAAAAACATGGGTAAGAATTACAGAAGAAATTTATAACATGAGTTATAATGATAGCTCACGTGGAGATGATAAACCTTCAAGAAGTTTGTTGATTAACAACAATACCGCTTACATGGATTTCCCAGGCGATTCATCTGGTGTTTATCATACTAAACTTCCTGCTGGTCGTTTCGGTGGTGGAACAAAAGCAAGAGGGGAAGATTTTTTACCAAATATTCCTGCTGATATCAGGGATGATTATACCGACAAACTTGCTGGTACATACTGGCAGTGTAATTCATATAGTTGGATTGATCCAACTGATCCATCTATCTTAGGTGGTGAATTATCTGATGCAGCTTGTTGGAGTATTGGTATTGGTGCTCGTACTTTACCTGAAATTAAAGTTGATCCAGATGAAGAGCAATATCATTCTATGTATATGCATCTTTATCCTGCTTATCCATCACAGAATGCTTTGGCAATATCTAGAAACACAAAAGGACATCCGCTTCGTGAATCACGAAGATATGGTGCTCCTGTTTCTTTGATGGTTTATCAACCTTTCATGGATACAGCATTTACTGCAAGTTCAATGACCTTGAAGTATAATAAAGCTTCTGGTTTCTCTACTAACATAGGGGATTGGACAGTTGGTGTTGACCATAAAGAAATGTTTAATATGTCTGGTACAGGATATAACTATCTTGGACATCTTAAAGAAGGTTTGCCTGGTTTTGAAGTAACAAGTGGCGGTGGTTCTATTGACGCTGATGGTTATGATACCGTTAATTTTAAAATGGTAGATAATGACGGTTCAACAATTAACCATGCAACAACCGTTCATCTTGAACATACAGGCGGTTATTTACCTCACCAACGTATCGACATAACTGATGGTACAGGATCATTCAAAGTTGGTGCTTTAGGAATGACAAGTGGAGATGTATTTAAAGTAAAAATTGGTTTTAGAAATTATACTGGTGTTGCAGACGTAGAATATACTGTAGCATAAGTATAGTAGTAATACACAATGTTAGAGGGGGGAAAATTTATTCCCCCCTAATTTTTACAGTTGAGAGGAAACGGATGAGCAAACCAGAACATTTAAAATACTACGAAAATTTAGAACCAGAGGCAAAAGATACTAGAAAGCATCATTTAGACGATCATGTAAGAATAGATCATAAGTGGACAACACCATTTTTTGAAATGGATGGTGTATTGCCTAAAAAAATGAGAGATGATTTATGTCGAGTCTTGGAAAAAAAAGAACTTGACATGAAAGCTGTGAAAGAAAAAGAACCCGAATTTTATTCTATTGCACAATCAAAGGGTTTCTATGCAACAACTCATTACAATCTTTTTGCTGAAGAAGATATGAATGAGTTTCCAAATGAAAAAGAATCCATACTAGCTTATGAAAAATTAGCTATGGAGCAAATTCGTTATTACATTCGTAAAGGTTGGGGTGTACAACAAGCAGATGACATGAGACTTGAAGGAAGATGTTTTGGTAATGTCCAAAGTGCAAGTGATCAGCAAGGTGGAGCTCGAACTTATCCTCACTATCATCAAGATATGAATGGTGTATTAGTTCATTACCTAAGAATCGGTGATGAAGAAGTGCCTCTTGATAAACAACTACAAGTTGGTCAGGAGCAGTCATCAAGACATGGTTCACATCAAGTTTTATTTCAAGACCCTCGCCCCTCTATCAACTATCCTTTTTGGGAAAAGATTTATGCGGTATCGCCGAGAGTAGGACTTACACTCATTCATCCAAACTATGTTTGGCATGAAACTAATCCATGGCTAGGAAAAGGTACAAGGGTATGCATTGTTGTTAATTTTAGAGTTATGTCGCATGGATATAACGAATTGTCAATACCACTTAGGGGATAATATAATATGGCACAGTTTAAATTTTATTTAGAGAGAGCTGCTACAGAAGATCGGCCTGCAGAAAAAGATGTTTTAACTTATGATAACATGACCTCTCAAATGTGGATGCAAAATGGTGATATCTGTTTACCTCAAGATTTGTTTAATGATTGGGATGAGCTTGAAGCATGGAAGATGAATGCTGGTAAAGGAAACCTAAAGAAAATAAAAATCAACTTGGGATTAAAATGTAATTACTCTTGTGATTATTGTTCACAGAGATTTGTTCCAAGAAATAAAGACGATCATTTGGACACATCAGATTTTTATAGTATATCTGATGCAGAGATCGAAGAATATGTTAACAAGTTTGACAGCATAAGCATAGATAAAGAACCCCACTTTGAGTTATGGGGTGGTGAACCATTTTTATATTGGAAAACAATGAAACCTTTAATTGAAAGGTTACATGAAAAATGGCCAGAATCTACTTATAGTGTTATTACTAATGGTTCAATGTTTACAGATGAAATTATAGATTTCATTGTTAAACATAATATACAAATTTCTGTTTCACATGATGGGCCAGGACAACCAACTAGAGGGCCTGATCCATTTGATGATCCAGAAAAAGCAAAGATGATTCAGAAACTAAAAAACAAATTAGCACCTAATGGTAAGATGTCTTTTAATTCTATGATTCATAAAGACAATCCAAGTAGGGCTGAAGTTCAAAGATATTTTCGCAACAAAGTAGGAAATATGCCTATTGGAGAAGGTGGTACAGTAGATGCATATGATGAAGGTGGATTAAATAATTCTTGGCGTACCGAAGAAGAACATTTAGAGTATAGAAGAAATGCTTTTTCAGAAATTGTTACAGGAAAAGCACCAAACTTTATTATCATAAGACAAAAGATTGATAATTGGGTTAAATCACTAAGAGGACAAAGACCTGCTGAAGCATTAAATCAAAAGTGTGGTATGGATGATCCTCAAACTATGGCAGTTGATATGAATGGTAATATAACAACTTGTCAAAATGTTACAGCATCATCAACCAATAGTGCTGGAATAAGTCATAAGATTGGAAATCTTGATGAAGGGGATGAAGGTCTTTCAAAAATCAAGATCAATCCAGGCACACATTGGTCTGATAGAAAAGAATGTGGTGATTGTCCTGTATTACAATTATGTCATGGGTCTTGTTTATTTCTTGCACCCGATTCAGAGTATTGGGATATATCTTGTAACAATGCTTTTAGTGATAATGTAGTTTGGTTAGCAGCTGCATTATATGAGTTGTCAAATGGAATGGTACTTTATAAAATCGAAGGCCCACAAAGGGAATCTAGACAAGATATATTTGGATTTGAGGCGATAGAAAATGCAAGTAACAATAACTAAAAAAGATTCTTTCAAATCTTGGATTGAAAAAACAAATTTAATCTCTGAAAATATTGGGGATTTAGATGATTTGAATACTACAAATAAAAGTAATATTGTTAATCCAATCAATGAAACATTAGGAACACTTCAAGGTGAATTGCAAAATGTTGTAGAAGATACTAACCCTGCTTTGGGTGGCCATTTAGACTTGAATAGTTTTAAGATTACTGGGAATGGCAATATATCTATTATTGGTACAATGGATGTTACAAGTATTGTTGGTTCAACATTAGGATTCACTCAACTGTTGACAGACGAATCTGATAAAATAGCAACAACAGCATATACAGGTGCAAAGGTAAGTGCTGTCGCTCCATCCGTTACATTTTCGGGTGATATATCAGGTGCTCCGCTTAGTAATCAAATTGAACCAAATGTAGTTGGTTTAACTGAATTAGATACAACCTTTTTTGATTCAGGTGGTCTTTTATTTGTCTCAACTCAAGGTAATGGGCAATTAAAGTTTATAAATACAGATAGTGTAGGTGCGATTGGTGGCGGTGATATCTCTGGTTCTATTGACTACCTAGAGATTAATCAAGGAGTAATAAACGTCGCTGAACTTGATTTAGCAGATAGTTCAGTAGGACATATTGCGACTACGGATGGTGTGGGTGTAATTAATTTTAGACCTTCCGTAATAATTGATACGTTAACGCCCAATATCGGAGATCACACGTTTTTAGTTAATTATAATATTGGTAAAATAGTGGTTTATATGAACGGCATTAAGTTGGTTAATGGGGTTGATTTTACAGCAACCAATGGAACTCAGGTAGTGCTAACGCCTGCGGTTTCAACAAATAATACGACTCTTGAGTTTCAAAGATATTGTGTTTAAGTATTAAGGAATGAGTAGTCAAATAAATCTAATAATAACTTTATAGAAATAAGGAAACACGCCAAATGGGTACAAACACATTTAAAAATGCACAAGCAGCATCTGTTACAAGTGTTACAACGGTTTATGCAGCTCCCGCTGGTAAATCATCAATCGTATTGGAATTGGACGTAGCTAATACATCTGGCAGTACAGCATCTATTGACGTAATAGTTATAGATAGTTCTGGTGGAACATCTGCATATCTTGTTAAAGGTACAAACGTATTAGCTGGTTCATCTATGAAAATAGTATCTGGACAAAAAATTGTTTTGGATGGTAGTGATTCAATTACGGTTACATCTGACCAAACAGTAGATGTTATGTGTTCAGTTCTTGAAGATGTTAATTAATACAATTCAGTAATTTAAATTTACATAATACTTTCATAGAAAAGGAAAATAAATATGTCATCAACAACAGATTTTATGGGAACGCAACCATCTGGTGTGAGGAGCATGATCGTTACACCTACAGCGAACCAGACGGTATTTAGTATAACATATACACCCAATAGGTTGTTCGTGTTTCTCAATGGTATTAAGTTAATAAGTGGTACAGATTATACTGCAACAAACGGAACGAGCGTTACTTTTACTACTGGTGTGCAAACATCAGATAGAGTTGAATTTAATTGTTTCGATCTATGGGATGCTGACGTATAATCAATTATATATTAACTAACACATCAACAACATTACAATAGGGGAAACGACGAATGGCTGCAATATCTGAATCACTAAGGATGATAGCCGGTGAGCAAAAACCAAGTAATTTGACTTTCTCACGGGCATCACAAGGTACAAGAGTAAATAAAATTGGACACATTGAAACCATGGCAACGGATGAAGTTCGTATGGACTATTATCCTTCCATGAGTTTGGTTGGTGTTCGCAGAGGTTATTTGTTAGAAGAAGCTTCTACAAATATGCTTTTACAATCATCAGATTTTTCTACAACATGGGCAGTTGATACAGCTGCTACCTTAACAAACTTAGGTGGTATGTCTGCAAATGGTACAGATTTCATGTCGCCTGACGGTTTGAAAACTGGTGATTATCTTAACGCTGCTTCAACTGGTACTGGTATCGTAGCAGCAAGACAAACAGGATTGACTTTTACAAACGGAACAAAATATACAGTTTCAGTTTGGGCTAGAAAATCATTAGGTTATGATTATCTTGAAATATCTAATCTTGATAATGATGCCGCTGGACGTACATTCGCAAAAACATTTAATCTTTCTACTGGTGCGGTTGGAACAGCTGGTAACGGTGCAGATGCTTCTGGAATGGACGAATATTCTGGTGGATGGTATCGCTGTTGGGTAACTTTTACTGCTGATGCTTCTTCAGCTGGTGAAATTTATTTCAAAGCAAGAAATGATGATGATATTTCTACGACTTCAGCACATACTGCTGGTAATAAGATTCATCTTTGGGGTGCTCAATGTGAAGCACTTGCATACATGACTTCTTATGTTCCAACAACTACATCTACAGTTGCAAGAGCTGCTGACGTTGCTTTGATTTCTGCTACGGATGATGCATGGAACTGGAACGCTGGTGTTTCTATGTGGTGTGATTATGTTCCTTTGAACACTACTGAAACAGTAACACCAATTTTTCATTATGCTGATTCTACTAATGCAAACTACATGACATTGTTGAGTGATGGTAAAGTTAGAGTTGTATCTAACTCCGAATCTCAATTAGCAAGTGATCCTTTTGATGCTGGTATTGGTTTAGTATCAAAGACACAATATCGTGGTTTGATGTCAATGAAGATTAATCATTTCCATTATTCATCTAATGGTGTTTTGTCTGCAAATCTTCCAGATACATCAATTACAGTACCTTTGAAAACTGGTAGTTCTAATTATTCTGCTAAGTTCTTTCATGGTACAGGATATGCTAACTCAGGTAGTGGTTGGTTGAAGGGTTTTGAGATTTATCCTCAAGCACTTGCTACAATCGATATGCAAAATCGTTCTATTGAAGTTAATACTGATCTTTCTACAATTCAGATTTCTTCATCTGGTACGGTTTCAGATAATACTGTTAGTGAATCTAAGTTAATGGCTGGTTCAGTTACAGAAACTAAGATTGGTGCTAGTGCGGTAACGGAAGGTAAACTTGCTGATGGAGCAGTTACTGGAAATAAATTAGGTAATGACTCTATTGCACAAAACCATATCCAAGATAATGCAATTCAAAACGAACACATCTTAGATAATGCAATTACATCTAGTAAGATTGCCTTTGATGTTATCGTTGCTGATGATATTGCTAATAATGCAATTACAGTTGCAGAATTGAGTAATGATGCAGTTGAAACTGCTAAGATCAAAGACTTGAATGTTACAAGAGCAAAACTTGCTAATGATGTTATTGATGGAACTAAAATTGCTGATGATGCAGTTGATAGTGAACATTTAGCTGCTGGTGGTATCGACGCTGAACATATAGCTAACGACGCTGTTGATTCTCAACATTATGCTGATGGTTCTATCGACACAGCTCACATTGGCGATCTTCAAGTTACAGTTGACAAGGTTGGAAGTAATGCAATCACAACTGCTAAGATTGTTGACTTGAATGTTACAAATGCTAAGTTGGCTGCTGATTCAGTAACAACTGCTAAGATAGTAGATGGTAATATTACATCAGCTAAGATTGCTGCTGGACAGATCAATGCTTCTCATATTGCTGATGGTACTGTTGTTGAAGCAGAACTTGCTGACAATTCAGTAACCGCTAACAAACTTGCTGATGATTCAGTTGATACAGCTGCAATCGTTGATGCAAATGTTACGGAAGCAAAAATTGCTGATGGTGCAGTTACA